TAGCACAAGTTCCAGTTCTAGCTATTCTAGTTCAAGTTTTAGTTCTAGTTTTAGTTCAAGTTCTAAATCTAGTTCTAGTATAAGTTCTAGCACAAGTTCCAGTTCTAGCTATTCTAGTTCTAGTTCTAGTGGATAGCGTTTTTTAAAACTATAAAAGAATATAATGGGAAAACATAAAAAACAATATAAATCTGTAGGAAGCATGTTGAAAAACAAGATGTCTGATATACATAATGAATCTATATCAGGAAGTTCTTATATACCAGATATTGTAGAATTTTGTTATGATAAAAAATATCTTAATTTAAAAGGAAGCGGAATACGACTTTATCCTATGCAAGAAATAATGTTAAAAGTTTTTTATAGAGGATCTAGTGGTAATGAAAATCTTATACTTTCTGAAGAAGAGATAGATTTATTAAAAAAATTCGAACTTGATAACTCAGAAAAAGGAAACGTAATTTCAAAATATTATTCTGGAGAAACATTCAGAGAACTCGTTTTGGTGTGGGGCAGGAGAGCAGGGAAAGATTTTGTTTCTTCTGTCATAGCTTTATATGAAGCTATGAGATTATTGGAATGTCTTGGTGGTAATCCGTATGCCATATATGGGATAGGATCTGCAAGCCCTATAACTATTTTAACAGTGGCTACTGCTTCAGGTCAAGCAAGTATTGCTTTTAACGAGATGAAAGAAAAAGTTTTACGAAGTACTTATTTTTCTAACAAATATATTCCTGAGGGTATAACCTCAAATGAAATATATCTTTTGACACCACAAGATATTAAAGAAAATATAGAATTTAAAAAGAAAAGGCTTCCTTTAAGAAAAGGATCTATTGTATTAGAAACAGGACATAGTAACTCTGATGCGTTACTTGGTAAGCAAGTATTTGTATTGATACTTGATGAAGTTGCATCTTATAAACAAACAGGAGGTTCTGCATCAGGTGAAAGAATTTATACAGCTATGACACCTTCTCTCAATACTTTTGGTAGAAATATAGAGATTTTAGATAAAGATGGGAAACCGAAGGTAAATGAAAAGGGAGATAGATGTTTTAATAGAGTTTATGATAGCAAAATAGTTAGCATATCTTCCCCGCGTGGTCAAGAAGGTATTTTTTATAAAATTTTTAGAGAAACACCACATATTCCTGATAGGTTAGCTTGTCGTTTACCTACATGGAAAGTCAAACCAGACGAAACTTATGAATCCTTAAAAAGAACGAATCCAAATATGTCGGAAGAAGAGTTTTGGATGGAATTTGGTGCAGAATTTTCCGGAACGGCTGGTGAAAATTTCTTTCCTAGTGATAGTGTAAAGGAGTGTTTTATTCTTGGAAATAAATTAAGATTAAAAAATAATGATCTTGGAACGCCTGGTTTTGTATATTTTGTTCATTTAGATCCAGCAAGTAGTAGCCATAATTACGCACTGGTTGTTTTGCATAGAGAGAATTTTTTAGATTCTAAAACCAGGAAAGCTGATTTTCTTATTGTAGTAGATCATGTTAAGTATTGGCATCCTACTCCTGGTAATCCTATTAAAGTAGAAGAAGTTGACGATTATGTTATAGGATTAAGAAGAAGGTTTAATTTAGGACTTGTTACATTTGATCAGTGGAATAGCAAATCCAGTATTGATAAACTTAAATCTCATGGGATACCTGCAAAATGTACTAGATTTGTAAAACAACATAAAATGGCAATATATGATGAACTTTATAATTTAGTCGTAAGTAATAAAATTGCAATTCCAAAAGAAGAATTACTTATGAAAGAGATGCTTAGTTTGCAGAGAAAATATACTGGAGGACATGGTTATAAAATTTTTCCAAATAAAGAAGGCGAAATACAAACTGATGATTGTTGCGACTCTCTGGCCGGTGCCTGCTATTCTGCTATGAATACGTATGCAAACAGATTACCAAAATCTAAATTAGTAAATATAGGAGTTTCGCTTCAAAGCAATCAAGTAATGTGGAGATCCATGCAAGGGATTCCTTATGGGTATGGATCTGGTCAACAAGTTGCAAAATTAATGGAAAAAAGACATCAATTTGTAGGAAAAAAAAGAGGGTAAATATTAAAAAAATAGAATATTGAATGGAATTGCTTATATAGCAAATGTCTAGGAGAAGAAAATGTCTATAAATAAAAAAGCACAAGTAAAACCTTACAATAAAATGCTGCTAGATAACAGATCTAAATTAGATACTAAAGCTAATGATGATACTGGTAATTTAGAATGGTTATTAAATTCATATAGAAAAGATATAGAAGGAGACATAATAACAGAGAAACAATTAGAAAATCCTCCTAGACAGGTTGATTCATCTAGAAAAGCATCTGTTGGAGGTTCTATTATAGAGAAGATGCTTAATGATGCGACTGGAGGTCTAAACAAAACACGAGATCAAGGTATCCCCCTACAGGATATGACAAAAACATATGAAAAGGCTTTTACGAAAGCATATAAAAAAGGAGATGATCCAGGTTTTAAAACTAAAGATGATAGATTTTCTGTAAAACCTGGAAGCCAAATGATTGGGCCTTCATCAAATAAAGTTAGTGTTGATGGACGGAAGGGAGAAAGCCAACTTTTGTCTAATTATGATAGCAGAGAAGATATGGATAAAGCAAATCCTTCAATTAAAAAAGCAGAAATTATAAATAATTTAAAAATAGCAGATGCTCTTACATATCATATTTATAGAACCGCTGCTACAAAGGGAATAGAAGTATCTAAACAAGAAAAAGATAAACTTGAACTAATAGCTTTAGAAAAAACATTTTTTCTTAAGAAGTTGAGTCAATCCAAACTAGAAATACAAGAGGAAGAAGAAGAGAGAGCAGAAAAAGCTCAATTAGCCGCAGATAAAATAGAAGAAGAACTAGAAGAAAAGAAGAGTTTGTCAAAAAAATAAGATCAATAGAATTGATAAGGAATTATAGTTGAATTTTTATAAAATTTTAAAAACTGCTAGGGGAAACATCCCTATAATGGAAGATCAGGGTTTAGATCCTTATCGTAGAAAATCTCCCGGAGATGGACAGGGTTGGGATTTAAACAGAGCCGGGAACGAGGAGACTATTGGACACGGTTCGGGAATGGGTGGGGGATTAGGAACCAGACTTAGAAGATTTGCTCCTACAGATTTTAGCCAAACCAGTGAAGACGACTATTCTCAGCAGATAAAAGAAGATATTCCATATTCAGATCATTATCTTTTAGAGGATTATAATGTAGAAAGAGATTCTCCCACAGATTTATTTGCTTTTGATGCTGAAGATTCTCCTTTTCTTTCCGATAAACTTAACAGAACACCGGATCCTGTTGGTCCGCATAATCAACATAAGCCAGGTGTTTTTAGAAAAGTTAAAGAAAAATTAAAATAAGGAGAAAATAAATGGGTTCTCACACTATCAGCGTTCCTAAACAGGTTAGGGGAACAGTAATTATACAATTTGGTAAAAATATTTTAAGAGTGCGTGCCGGTGACTCCTTTTCCCTCACGGATGAAGAATTTGAAACGATGCAAATACAAAGGATGGTTAAAATCGGGTATTTATCTGTAAAATCTAAAAAAGCACCTCCAATTGTAACAAAAGAAGAGATAACAACTGAAGAAAAGGAGATGTTAACGGTTAACGAACATAAAACAAATATTTCTTCATGGGATGGTGATAAAAAAGTATTGTTAGATAAACAAAAAAGTAAAGAAAAGACTTTGGAAAAAGTTGGATGTAAAGAAATAGAACTGATATCTACAGAACAAGTGTTTGTAGATGAAAAAGAAGTAACGGAACCTGAGGAAAAAGTATCCAAGAAGGCAAAAAAAACAAGGAAATATGCAAAAAAAAGTAACAAAAAAAAGAAAATTTCTGCTCGCACAAAAGAAAAATTAGAAAACATAAAAAAAGAAGCTGGAAAAAGTAAAAAAGATGAAGAAATAGAATTTGTTGATATTCTGCAACAAGAAGAACGCATAAAATCCCATCCTATATTAAAAGATATTTAATTCTTTTTATTTTTGCCCAAGGTTTTATTTAAATTATTCAGAATAATATTTTGTCAAAAGAGGTTTTTTTTATGAAAACTTGGGATTTACTTAGAAAAGAATTATCTATATACGATATTGAGTTACGAGATGATGGAACTTGTTTCTGTGTTTTGGATGGGAAACGCAGACATTTCACTATAGATAAAAAAATACAAGTTATCAAAGAAGAACTTAAGGATAACTGTTTATTATTTAAAGATATTTTGAAAGAAATTTCAGAGATATTATCTTTAAATAATACACAAATAAAACTTGCTATTGACATTAAAATTAGTAAATTATTTGCTAAGTCTATAGAAGACATGCTCAAATTGGCATCATTTCTTAAATATGAATCCGTTTTTTTTAGTAATATATTAAATGAAAGTAAAGTTATTTCATTTCTTGAAATAGCAATTACGAAAGATATTTATGATTTTCCGTATTCCTCTATATGTTCTATTCCGGATTATAAAATAGCTTTAGATTGGATTGTCAGGCGGAATAATATCCTTATATATTTAATCAGATTATTAAAATTTTCTAAGACAGAAGAAGTAAAAACAGAGTCTACTACGGTAAAAATGGCTCGTGGTATTTCTGGACCTTGGGCAAATCTTGATTTGCCTATGCAAGAAAGAGTTTGGGAGTGGGATGATATAGAAGAAGAGATGAGAGGTAGAGATAGAGATATACGAAAACAACGTAGATATAGACAAGGTTTTGAAAATTATAATAATAGTCCATCTGTAGGGGAGGGATACTTCTGGCGAGAAATAAGAAATGAACCTTTTAGCTGGTACGATAGGGCTTCAGAAGACCCGTATCCACATAGATCTGTATTAACTAACTATTAAGGTGCTATTTTGAAAAAAGAAGAACAGAAAAAATATTCCCAAAATATTATAGATATTTTATTACTAAATATACCTTCTTTAAGAGCAGAATTAAATAAGTCTGTTTCTTATGTTACTACATCTAATTTATTTAAACTATGGAAAACACAAGGTAAGTCCCTATCAGAACAAGGAAGAATATATAAAAAGAATAATTCACTATCTGAATCTGAATTGAAACTTCTTGAACAAAATAATTATATAAGGTGTATAGGAGATAAAATAGAGATAACAAAAAAGGGTTCAGAAGTAATAAAAACTATGATTTTGGGAGACGAAAGATCTGTTTATGAAGATGATGGGACAGAAATAGATATGAACGTAGCCAGGTCTAATATAACAGCTAGATCAAAAAAGAATTGCAATAAACGTGCTAATGCCCTTTGGTGGGAAAGATTCATAAATGTCAAATAAATCAGTTATCCAAGTTTTTCGCCCTGTTGAAAAAAAGGATGTAGAACACGAAAGGGATTTGTATTGGTATGATATATTTTATAAAAAAATGAATAAATATGTAGGAATACGTTTAGATATAGAACTGGTTACAGAAGAATATATTAAATTAGACAATTCAAAAAATATTCCTTTATCCGAAGCAAGCGAGGAACAAAAAAAACAATTTCCTATTTTAAAAACTAAAAAATGGAAAGCCGTTGTAACAAAAGCAAAGCCACCAGAAAAAAAAGAAAAAACAGATAGAATTAGAACATGGTTTGATACTTATCAAAATTATAGTCATACGAATGCAGAAATTGAATCAGAAGACGGAAATTCTGTTTTTTTTTCAGTACCAGAAAATGAATTAAATAATTTTTTATATTATTTGCAACAAGAAGGTTTTAACACGAGATAAACCATGTTATATGTTGAAATAGCTGATAATCCTCATTTACATGAAAAAGGATTAATGTTTAGAAAAGAATTGGAATCTAATGCCGGTATGCTCTTTAAATTTAATAAACCTTCTGTATTAAAATTTTGGGGTCTTAATACCTTTATCCCGTTAGATATAGCTTTTGTATCTACTGATAATGAAATATTAAAAATATCTAAAATAGAACCACATTGTAGAGACGGAGTTAGTAGCGAAAAGGATTGTCTTATGGCAATTGAAGCAAATAATGGATTTTTTATAAAAGAGGGAATTAGGGAAGGAGATAAAATAGCTATCTGCAAAGATGATTTAGGATTTGACGTTATAACATTTTTGAAAAAAAATAAAAAGGAAAACAGAAATAAAGGATGAAAATTATAAAGACAAAAAAATATAAAAAAGCTCAACAAGTATATAACCCAGATTTAGGAGTTTTTGAAGATCTTAACGAAGAAAATTATGATTTTGTAGATAGAAAAGAAGAATCTCAAAAATCTGAAGAACTTCCGGTTTTGACACCAGAAGATATAGGGAAAAGAATTCCGTTAGTTGATGATGTCGAACAAGACATAGAACAAGAAGAAATAAAACCTATTGAAGAGGACCAGGAAAATTATCCTGAGTTTTCTTCTACGTTTGAAGCAATAAAATATGCTATAGATAATACAGAAAAAATTCGTATATTTTATATTTGCGAAGGTGGTACATATATTATAAGAGATGTTGAACCACATGGATGGTTCAGAGCAAAAACAACTGGTAATATGATTTTGGTTACCTGGGATAATAATGTAAATTGGTATAGGGCTTTTATTATTAGCCCTAATATACAAAAATATGAATGGTCGGGTAAGAAATTTAATCCTCGTTTTACCTTTCGAGTAGAAAGAAATAGACTTTTAGGAAGGTTAAGACAAAGAAAAGATAGAAGGCAAAAATAAATAGGAATACGGATATGCATCAAACCTTAAAAAAAATAATAAGCGTTGCAAATGATCTAGAAAAATCTGGGTTAAACAGAACAGCAGGAATTATAGACGAAATCGGGAACAATATATTACAAATTAAAACAGCACAATATCTAGGAATACAAGGGTATTGGATACGTAACCGAAGGTGTTGGGATAGATGTTATAGGGTAAAAAGAGCACAATATCCTACTACACCCACTCAAAAAATATGGACTGAATGTCATAAAGAATATATTAATGCTCTAAATGACGAAGGATGGGAATGGGCAAAATATGCAGATAAATTACCAGATAATATTAAGAAATTTGCAAACAAAGATTCAAAACTTTCAAAACAAATTATAAATGCAGATAGAAATTTCTTCCACAAAACAGTAGCTCAAAAAGCTTCGGAAGGAATATCTATCGATAAGGCTATAATAGATACAATTAATGAAGGAATAGAAAGATATGCTTTAGCCTATGTTGACGAATCTAATAAACTTATGTTAATAGCACAAAAACTTAGAGATAAAGGATATGAAGAAATTGCAAATAAAATAGCCGATGCTGTCCAAGAAATGACTAAAGAAGCACAATTTGGGAGGAGACTAAAAAACTGGTTCACGGGGGGAGCAGATAAAGAAGATAATGAATTTTTAAAATCTGCTATAAATAATCTGTTATCTGCTGCTTCTAACTTAGTTAGCACTTCTTCTAAATTGTATTCTCAGAACAGAGATGATAAAGAAACTTTTCTTCTAGAGTTGAACCAATCCGGTGTATATAGTAAGTTTAACCAAGCTTTAGCAAATATTAATCAGAGCTTAAACGAATTAAAGATGAAAAATATTAGTCAAGCAATGGATGATAGAGTTAATGATGTAGTTAAAGCGATAAATGATTGGGTACAACAAGATTGGAGTAAAAGAAAAACAACGGGTGCGGTTTCTAGATTGAGTCATTATCTTGCAGATGTTGTAAGACAGCCAACTCAACAACCTCAACAAGCACAACCGGTAGCTCAAGAACCTGTTGCTCCTGCCGAAGCAGAACCTGTTGCAGAACCTCAACCAACAGGACAAAAATCTATTGATGTTCTTGAAGATATACAAAATATTGAGAATGATAAAAATCTTAGTAAAAGTCAAAAATATGAAGCAAAACAAAACATTGCTATGTCTACCATACAATCTACTATTAGAGATTTATTACCGTTTATAAGACAGTCTAGATTAGAAACGAGATTAGTAAACTTTTTAAATAGAGCTATTGCAGATAGGGCGAAGACAGCAGAATCTGAAGAGGAAGTCAAAATACAATAAAATTAAACAATAATAAAGGAATTTTAAATTAATATTAACAATGGTAGAAATTGTAGATATATTTTTCCTTTTACAGGAACTAGTTAAAAAATAACTAAGGAGTTAAAAAATGGCTATTAAACTTTGCACCAATACTATTCCAACAAGTAACAAAATAAGTTTCAAGGAAATAGTAGATAGATTTGCCTCAAAAAAACTTGAAAAAATGGCAAACGCAACTAAAAAGGTTAAAACTGCTGGAGACGTTGTGGATAGGGAACCTGGTGATGGACCTGATAGTGGTCAACCAGAATGGGAAGGAAAAAAAGAAAATGTCAACGAGCCAGAAGTCCAAGATGAGCAAAAAAAAGCAACTTCTGATCAGGACATTAAAAAGGAAGCAGAGCAGAAAGACGAAGCCGAATCTTCTGGGCAACTAAAGGTTGAGCCTCTTCATCAAAAAGGCGAATCCGAAAATGCAGGAAATGAAGATCTTACAGGAGATAAGAAAAAGACTTGTGTATGTCCAGCTAAAGACAAAAAAGCTGCTGGTATCGATAATTTTGGCGAGAAAAAAGCTCCTCCATTTGGCAAAAAAGATGAAGATAAAGATGAAGATGAAGATAAAGATAAAAAAGAAGAAGATGAAGATAAGGATAAAGAAGAAAAAGACGCTGGCACTCAAGGAAAATTTATTCGTCTTGCCAAATTGAATGATAAGACAAGATCGTGGCTAAAAGATTACTGGCGCAATATCTATCCTGAAGATTATGTTGACGCAATGCTTGCTGACTAATTTTCATTTTCCGTATTGCTAGCCGTCGCATCCCGCAGGGATGCGTAAGTTGCAACGTAAAAAACGATGCGAGTTGTAAATAAGTGAGTAGGTAATAGGAGATATAATATGAGATTAGTACCTTCAGGGTCTGAACGATTAATGATTGCACAGACCATGAATCCTAATAAATTTGGTTTAAATTTTGGAAATGAAACAGAAGAATTAGTGCCAGGGGCAGAAGAATTTGCTCCCAATACTGTTCCAGAAGTTCCAGAAGTTCCAGATCCAACTGTGGAATCTGCTCCTAAAGAGGATAGTGAAGATTTAACTCAATATATCTTTAACAGGCTTACTCAATTAGGTTATCCTCCGCGAAGATTGGAAAGCTACGAAGACAAATTCGTTCATGAAAGAATCACAAGAGATGGAGGAAGAGAAGTAACTATAGTTATACCTGATAGATATTATGGCTCAAAAAAGAGTTTATCAAAAGAAGATTTTTCTGGTATAGTTAATGATATACAAAACAAGTTTGGTTTAAACTTTACGGATGCAGATAGAAGCGATTTAAAACTTACGATAAACTTTACTTCGGCAAACCCCGATGCAGATGAAAACGAATCTGCTTTACAAGTAGAAGATGAGCTTACACAAGTTTATGGTCCAGGAAAAGAAAATTCTGGAGAAAAGACGAAAAGAAAAAAGAAAGTAGCTTATACTATACAAGAACTTATGTCTCAAAGCAAAAAGAATCTTTGGCATAAATTATATGGAGATGATGATGGCTTTACAAAAACATAATAAAAGTTCCAGTTGTAGCGCTTTAGATCAAAAAGATCCTTTTGGATTGGATGGAGTTAAAAATCCAAGAGATTTATCAGATTGGAAACCAAAGAAAGAAAATAAGAATGATATAAAAAATGCAAAGTTTTTAAGTAAAAATCAAGATAGTCAAAAAATAAATTTTATTGACAAAGCAATTGATGTATTAAACAAAGATAAAACAGTATCTGAATCTAAAAAACCACTAGGATTTGAGTTAAAAGGAACAGTAAAAAATCCTAAAAGATTTAATCCACAAAATGTTATTGGCAGTAACAATAGAGTCGTTTCTGCTGGTATCGGAAGTATAACAGATAATAACGGTCCTAAAAAACAAATTGGTTCCGAAACTAACAATAGTATATGGGAACCAGATAAATTAGGTAAAATGTCAGGACAAAAAAGTAATGACGAAAAAACAAAAGACGCGAAAAAAGAAATAGATAAAATACGGAAAGGGATGAAACAAAGTAGATTAGATGAAATGGTTGATAACCTACAACAAACAGATATAAGAAATGATTCTACAATAAGATCTTCTTCACCACATATGGAAAGAAGTTCTATGAAGCCTGCTATGAAAAACCATATTTCATTATTCGACCAAACAGAAGGAAAAAATGATTTTGATAGAATCCCAGAAAAAACAGCCGGAGAAAATCTTCAAGAAAATAAAGATAGAAAAACACATAAAGATACTAGCTGGAGAGGGTTGAAAACTCCAACGTCAACTAAAAAAGTAGTAAGTCGTATGTTTGATATATTAACCGAAACCGAGAAAAAAACTTAATGACTCACAAATATAATCATTTTAAATCTGCACAATATTTTAATATAGAAACTCCAACTAAAGAGATAAGCGAAGCTTTTTTAACAGAAATTCCTATGGAAATTGCAATAATGCCAGAAGGTCCAGCAAAAGTAGAAGCGTTAAGAAACTTTACAGAAGAAATGCAAGAAGGAGGAGAGATTGTCGAAGAAGTTGGAAAAACAGGAAAGGATATAGCAGATAAACAAAATCAGGAGTTACAAAAACAACAATTATTAGATTTCCAAATGGAACAAACGTTAAGTTCTACCAAACCTTTTAATTTATCAAAAAAATCACAAAATATGTTTGATGATACAACAGTACTTGATACAGATACAATGGGACAAGATCTTCAACAAGAAATGCTAGGACTTAAAATTCAAAAAGGTTCAGATTTGGATGCTTTTTTATCTAGTCGAGAGAGACAAGAGGTTCAAAGTGTTCTTGAACAAATGGTAAGTACCGACGTAGAACTCGATACTCTTAGGGATTTGTTAGAAGAATATTATTCAGAGGAACGCCCTATAGAAAAAGAGAAGATAGCTAATAGTATACTTGATTCTGGGATATTGCCTTTTGCTATGTTGTCACCGGAGACTAACTCAATTATGGAAACACCATATACAGAATACGGGAAAAAAGAACAAATAGATCAAGAAGTATTTTCTTTTGTAAAAAAGATAGAAAAAGATATACGTAAATTAGCAGAATCTTCTGTAAACAAAAAGAAAAATAAGGTATTTAATTTGCGAAAACAAGCACAAATGAATACTCAAAATAATATAGTTATGTATGGACCAGATCAAGTTAGAGTAGATCCTTTTTCTAGAATGCCTGCTTCTGAGTGGAGCATCGTAGAAAGAAATAAGGGCTTTGGACTTGTTGTCGATGATGTATGGGGAATTGATTGGGAATCTGTATGGCGCGGTAATATTATGGATAAGTATTCCAGACCATATAGAGATAAAGAAGGAAACTGGGTAGGTGGATATATTAATAAAAGATTTGAAGTAGATAGATGGATTCCAGAAGGTAATAATATGCAATTAAAACCAGGGTCCAGAAGAAAACCCTATCTGCCAGAATATGGCGTTACCGAAGCTAGATTAGTAGCACAACGAGATAAAAATGCAGAAAAAGAAGGGTTAGGTCCAGATCCGGAAAAATATAAACCTTTTAATTGGAAAGAAGCAAATACTAAAAATAATATAAAAACAGCAGCTACTTGCCCAAGATGCGGAAAATATCTCGGAAAAAAAGATTTATATCCCGGAGATTGGAAATGCCCCTGCGGATATGATGGACAAGATATTATCGATAAAAGAGAACGTAATCGACAAGAACGTGATGAAAGACGAGAACGTAATCGAATAGAATGTAATACAAAAGAAGCTCAAATGATAGACCCCTTTGAAGACCTAGCACTTCAAAAAGCGAGAGAAGTTGATTCTGGTATTAAATCTTTTGAAAATGCAGTGCAAGAACTGGTTGATGAATATGGAGAACAATATGTAGTTTTTGAACACGGAAAATTAGATAAAAGCAGTTTTGATGAGGAATTTGCAGGATCACCAGTAGCAACGCAACCTTCTTATAGACAAGGACCTGGATCCGAATTAGCAATAAAAGATAAAGCTAAAGAAATAGCAGGCAAATTAATCGATTATCATTTAAACCAAATAGAAGAAGAAAGAATAGATATAGGCGAAGAACAAACCGGTCATGGAGAGTCCATATTCGCATCTAAAAAAAAAAGATAGTATTAGCTCAACTTCCACCTCTTAAATCGTTAGAGGACGACGGAAGAACAAGAAGAGGGGATATGAATAAAGATGTCTGGGAACAAAAACCAGAACTTCTTTGCTCTCAATGTAAAGCTTTAGGCGTACAACAATTCTTAGGAAAAGATTGTGTCTGTCCTGTTCATGGTATAGTAGCTCCTGCCTATGGAGATCTAGAAGATCATAAACCAGATCCTCCTAAACATATGGCCGAGGTCTCTATCCAAACAATAAAAAAAGCAAAAAACAAAAAACATAAAACCGAAGATAAACCTGAAAAAATTCATTCTAGCGAAGAAATAAAAATGATGACAGATCCAAATACCTTCGATGATATGTACGGTCCTGACGATAACTTAAGTATAGAAGGTTCTTGGATGGACCTTGCAGGAGATGGTTAGGAGATTGAATAAATATGCCGATTAAATTCAGTATACCTGATAATAGTAAAAAAACTAGAGATATTCTAGCAGCAGCTTCAAGCTCCTTTCAAGGAGAATCTATGGCCAAAACAGGCGTAAGTACACACTACGCCGCTAGCACTACTGCTAGAATTCCAATTACAAAAGCAGCACAGTATGCCGGTGCGGGGGCTAATGTAACTTGGACCCAACCTATGTTCTTCTCCCCTCTTCACACTCCACAAAATTGGCAAATTGCGAGTAAGAGAAGAGAGGTCTATCAGTGGTCATACGTTCCATCTCCTTGTAATATAACATGTTATGACGGTTCGATAAAAGGCATAGATATGATATACGAAGAGGTTGGCAATAAATATTCATGTATATCTGACATGCAAGATGCTGAACCGATACTAAATGGCTGTGGTAAATTATCCAAACCTGATAAAATATCCAAAAGATTTGTAAAGAAAAAAGCAAACAAAATAGAAGTTACAGGAGTATCCGAACCTCTTGTAGTGACTTATGATCATCATTGTAGGATCATAAAAAAAGAAGATATTAAATGTCGTTACCATAAAAGAAAAAATTGTATTCCAGGATATTTCGCTCCAACTTGCGAAAGGTATTCATGTGATAAGTACAAAAATATAGATTTTAAAGTATCCGAAATATTGGCAGAAGACATCTGTCCTGGAGATTATGCATTAATCCCATTTCCCACAGAAATAAAAAAATCTTGCATATCAGATAAAGATGAAGCTCGATATGCCGGACACTTAGCAGCAGATGGGTGGTATTGCGATGGAAAAAGAACAAAATATACTGGCGTAGGTATTTGCATGAATATCGCTGAAAAAGAATTTGTTTTACCTTGTATAAAAAAAGTTTATAAAAAATATAATATACACAACAATACATATAATCCTCATAAATTAACAACTTTGGTAGCTACCAGAACGAGTTCTCATGAAATCACCGACTTTGCTTCAAAAATAATATCCGGAAAAAGTTCTAGTAAAAAATTTACAGCAGAAGTTCTTTACCTAAAACCAGAGTTACAATTACATGTTTTAGGTGCATATATACAATCAGATGGGTGTTACAACAAGCAAAATGATGTATATGAAATAACTACTTATTCTCCTCATCTTGCTAATCAGTTACTTATAATGTGTTATAGATGCGGGATTTTAGCTCGTTCTAACAAACAACCTATTAGTAGATCTAAAAAGACATTTAAAACAGATAATAAATATAGGTATATCATAAATATCCCATCATCTTATTGTGATAAGATATCGGAATATGTTCCTGGCAAACCAGTAGAAAAAATTCGCAAGAAAGGGAGTTCATGGAGATTCTTTTGGAATAATTATGTTGTTTCCAGAATTAGGTCAAATGAATCATTTGATTATGAAGGTCCAGTATATGATATTAGGGTTCCTCCATCTTATACTGTCACTGTAAATGGTATAAGTTCTTTCCAGAGCAGATTTTATTATGAGAACGAGTGCAAAGTAGCTGCTGCTGTAGATTTTTACAGTGATTTTCCTATGAACGGATTCAAATTAGAATGTAAAGACAAAAAGGTACTAAAATTTTTTGAAAGACAGGTAACTCGTCTCAACATAAATGAGAAATGCAAAAGCATCAGTCACGAATATCATTTGCTTGGTGATGTTTTTCCTTTCGTTGAAATGGAATGTCCAATTTGTGGGGGCGGAAGTGACGAATGCAATCATCCTGAAGGAAATGTAAGAAGAATAGTTATACTTAATCCAGATTGGGTTGAGGTAGAAAGAAATGTTCTTGCTTCTGATCCGGTAGTATCTTTAATTCCTGATGAAGAATTAAGGATGATAGTTTCGAGAAGGAGACCGGCACAGATATATGATCGTCTTCCGGAGCGTTTAAAAGATCTAATATCTTCTGGACAGCCTATTCCATTATCTAATCGTTGTGTTAGTCACATAAAACATAAAGGAAGTGAATATGGGATATATGGAACATCTATGCTTCGTAGATTATTCACGGTTTTAGCGTATAAAACGAAGTTGATGACTGCTAACTGGATCATTGCCGAAAGGTTGGTTCTTCCTATAAGAATTGTAAAAATAGGTGATGAAAAGCGTCCGGCGGGTCCTGAAGATATTGCTGATGTATCAAATCAGTTATCTGCGGTTGCCAATGATCCTAATCTAACTTTAGTTACGCATCATGCATTTTGCCATGACAGTGAAACAGAAGTATTAACAAATAACGGGTGGAAAAAGCATACAAAACTTAATGGATCAGAAGAGATTATGGTATTTGATCCTGATACTGAAAAATGTTATTACGAAAAACCGCTATCCTACCAAGAATTTGATTATGATGATGACATGTACCATTTCTCATCGAATAAAATAGATATAAAAGTAACTCCAAATCATAGGATGTTAGGATATAACAGAGATAAAACAAGATATTATGTTGAAGACGCTGAAGATTTTGCAAAAAGAAATGAAGACGATAGATATGTTAGAATAGGAGACAGTCCTGAAGAACTCTTGTCAGATACTAAAGGTAGATTTTCTAGGGTAAAAGATAAGAACATAAGTAAAGTGCATTATAAAGGTAAGGTATGGTGCTTTACTACTACAACTGGTTTCTTTGTAACAAGAAGAGACGGTCGTATTCATATTTCTGGAAATTCATATGACTGGATTGGTGCGGCAGGAAAAATACATAACATTACTCAAGAGATGGAACAAATAGGCAAAGAGATTTTAGATGGAATGATGTTAAATCAGAGTTTATTAAATGGTGAGGGACCTTCTTTTGGAAGTGCGCAGGTTGGAGTAGAGGCTTTAATTAGAAGGTTAGAAAGTTGGAGAAATAGTTTAGCCGAATGGATTGAACTACATATTTTCTTACCAATTTCTATGATGCAAGGATTCCTAGATGAAGAAGCGAGTAAAGAAGCTGGAGTTCCTGTATGGTTATATCCTTCTGTAAAATGGAATGATATGAAGCTGAGAGACAACAGCAACGGTTTACAGATGCTTATACAATTAAATGATAAGGGTTTAGTTTCCAATGATACTTTGTTGAAAGAATTTGATTTAGATTTTGATGAAGAACTGCAAAAAATTCGTCAGGAACAGTTAATGGTTGGTCCTCAAGGACAGATGCCTGGAGTTTCTGGTGGTATGGGCGGAATGGACATGGGCATGGGTGGAATGGGTGGCATGGGCGGAGCACCTGCTGGTGGAATGGATATAGGAATGGGAGGAATGGAAGGAATGGGAGGAGAAATGGGTGCAGCGCCTATGGGAGGAGGTGAGATAGGCGGGGCACCTATGGGTGCACCTATGGGGGCACCTATGGGAGCATCTAGTGGAAATGAATTTAAAGTTACTAAAAAAGGTAAAGGAAAAACCTATAAAGAACAAATGGAAGAGAAGGTACAACCTCCTGTAAAAGTTCCATTAATGATGACTAAATTGGAAGCTAAAATGTGGTCACTTTTAAAAAACATGGATATTCCTTATCAATTATTTGGGCAATATAAAGTTTCCGTACCTGGACATCAATATCCATTTAGTATTGATTTCGCATTACCGGCTATTGGAGTAGGTTTAGAGTGTCTCCATCCTGATTCTATGGTTCAAACATCTTTGGGTACAAAAAAAGCGAAAGAAATAACAAAAGAAGATGTATTAATAGGCAGAAATGGAGATCCGGTAAAAATAGAAAAAATAATATATAATTATAATGAAAACAGCATTTTGAAGATCAAGGCTTTCGGAATGTCATCTTTACTTATAACTCCGAATCATCCTCTTCTAGTAGCTTCTCCGAAAAAAACTAGAAGATATAGAGAAGAACCTAGAATAACTAGAACTAGAGAATATATAATTCCTGGTGAAAAGGTTTGGAAAAATTCAGGAGAAATTCAAAAAGGCGATTATTTAGTCATCCCCAAAAAAAGGATATTTAACAAATCAGACATTTTAACTAAAATCAATCTTGAGGAATACAAATACGGATCTTATAATAGTCATATTTTG